TTGCTGCTTGACGTATGCCTAGCGCCGCTATGCAAACTGCCATCTGGCATCTTGTGCGTACCGCCTTTGTGACGAGTGCCATCACGGAAATAATGTGCGACGCCTTTTGCCATTACTTTTTCCTTTTTTTTGCTGCTTTTTTCTTTTTAGTTGTTTTCTTTTTTGATCGGCTCATCATAGAGCCGTAACCGTAATTACCTTTTCCACCGGGCATATTAATCTCCTACCATTTTTTACATGACCAATACCGCGCCGTCAGTTTTGACGGGGGGCTTGTGTCGCATTTGTGTCTCGCTCGAAATGACTTCCGACGCTTCGGACTAGACTTCTTAATTTTCATATTCGGGTCGCCGTAACGGATTAGCTTTACCTGCTCACCCTGCTTGGCAAGGACAGCAAACTTTTTAGACTTACCGGGCGTCCGCTTTGGTTTGTTGTAGCCAGAAAAACGCTCTCCGCGATATGTAATAGCCATCTAAAAACCTAAATATGGAAGTTGAATATTCTGGCCTGAAAAGGCGCTGAAGTCCGGCACAAGGTTCGGCACATTAGGAATAGGCAAAGGTACGACAGGCGCTGGCATCGGTGTCGGCATTGGAGCCGGAGCCGGAAGCGGTGTCGGCATTGGAGCCGGAATGTTAAAACCAAGACCATACAAGTTAGCTATTGCGTCACTGAATGACTGCTGCGCCTGTGGGAGCATTGCACCAAATGCACCTATGTTTGCAGGCTGGGCTGCCATAGGTTGAGGTTTTGGTGTAAACCCGCCGTCATAAGTAACAGGTATGTCGCCAAGCAATCCTGCTGGTATAGCGCCACCGCCCGTTACACGCACGACAGGGACATCACTGCCTGCCATCTGCATTGTGCCTTCCTGAAACACAGGGGTTGCAGGTACGCCGATGCCCTGTGCCGCAAGCAAGCCCGGTATATTCATCATTCCAATGTTTAGCATTTTACTATCTCATGTGATGACGCGGCCCTAGCTTTTTCCGATGATTTAACGGAGGTCGCTTTGATCTGCGCCGAATTTTTGTTTTAGCTCTGTAAAGACTAAAGTTATCTTTTTTAGCCATTTCCTAATTTTCCATGTGCGCGGGTAACGCTGTGAAGCGTAGTAATCGCCCCAACGACCACACCAATTATGTTGTCGGAAAGTATCGCGGTTGAAGGTTGTTCCTGTAGCGCCCTCTTCATAACCACCACGACTATGAAATATCAGGCGCATAACCCACCCCCCCTAAGAGACATCCGTGGGGGTTTCGTCAAGGAACTCTATCGTCGAGGTTATGTACCTAAACTCTCCTTGACTGAAGCCAGCAGTTAAAGCAGCTTGCGCCGCAACAACCAAAGCGCCGTGCATAATCGACTTATGGTCGATGTTTGCACCTGCGCTCAAACCGATTGCGGTTGAACTGAGGCAAAAAATAGCCGCGTCCATATCTTCGGGATCAACGTCGTATGAAACTTCGATAAAACCAAAGTTCTGTTTTTTTGTTCCCTTAACAGGAAACTCAACAACCTTGTCACTCATACTATCCAACCAGCATCGCTGTAATTTAACGATTTACTAAATCCATAAGCGGAGCCAAAAGACGCCCTAGACGCCATGCTTCCAAATGTCAGAACAAAACTATCGGCTAAATCGCAAGATTTTTTCCCCCTGCGTTTTATCTCATCTTTGCTCTCAACTTTTAATTTCCCAGACGACAAATATTTAAACCGCACAGAACTAAGCTCAGAAATTAATTCGTCATCTTGAGGCATATGAACATCCCGCGCCTCAAGCCATTCTCTTGCCTTAAACCAAAGTTCATCGCGAAGCCTGCCAAAGCGCTGGCCTAGCGCAGGACTTTCAGCAACATTTATGCCGCGAATGTTAGGGCCGAACTCCATTTCTGTCAGGCGGTCAACAACCCCTGCGCCCAAGCCAATACTATCAACCAGTATTTCACCGGGGCGCTCGGAATACGGTGTGCTTTCATACTCAGTAAGAATAATCCCGCAAATTTCCATCAAGTCTTTATTTCGCCATGATTTGATTGGCTCGACTAAAGCGTTGCCCTGTCGCTTACAAAGCGCCGTCCGGTCATCACCGAAACGAGCAACGTCCAAGCCCCAAACAGGCATGATATTCTCAACCGCTTCGACATCGCGTGTCACCGCGCTCTCTAGCAAGTAAAGAGGTATCACAACATCGTCGTCGGCTTCAGGGAACTCGCCAAGAACACGGACGCGGTAAATATTGCTATCCTCGCCATACTGCCTCGCCATGTCTTCGAGGAAGTCTTCTGTAACTGTGGTAGCGTCTGCACACCCAACTCGTGTCGTCCACCACCGATCCGAGTTTTTGTTAAAAGCGTCATAGAAGAAACCTGACGACCTTGTTGGGTTGCCGACCATGACAGTCTTTGCGCCTGCTGTGGACATTGCACCCTGCCCGACTTCAAAAATTATGTCAGGGACGCCGGATGCTTCATCGACGACGAAAAGCATGTTAGGCGAATGAAAGCCTTGTAAGGCTTCCGGCTGTTCCTTCCGGCTCGTTCTTGCGACTGCGAAACTGTCCGACCCGCCTTTGAGTTCAATCTTGTCGGACTTAAACTCAAGCTGGCTTTGAAAAAACTCAGGCAGCTTTCTGCCCCATTTATTAATCTCAGGCCAGAGGACATCCGACAACTGCGAAGCAGTGTTGGCTGTGCAAGCTACCTTGACGGGGTAGTGGGTCAACATCCACCAGAGGACGACCCAACTTAAAAATGCTGTCTTGCCGACGCCGTGTCCTGACCTGATAGCAACACGGTCGTTGTCTCGGATTGCCAGTAACGCTTCTTCCTGCCACGGTTGCGGTTCAGCTTGTAAGACTGCCCTGACAAACAAGGCGGGGTCTTGTCGTAGTTGGAGTAACCGACGCTCATGCTCTTGCAGTGTGTCAGTAGAAATTTTTTTTTGAGGCATAGGGTTCCTTGCCTAATAACGCCCACCGAGGGGGGGTAGTTATGGGTATATATATCTATCACTGCCCCCCGCCGCCGCGACAGGGTGGGGGGTGTGTGGGTAGTGCAATATCGGCTCAAAACCGTCACATTTACCGTCACATCTTGATATTTTTGTCTAGTTCACTGGCTTTTTTCCGTAGTAATCCGCAGGTTTGCGCCAATCCTGACTGTCAGCTTCCACATCTGACAGTCGGCTAAGTTCGGCTGCTTTGACCTGCGCCAACTGGTCGTCAATCGCTGATCCGATTTGCTCCAATGCGCTGACTAAATTATCGCCGTGATGTTCAAAGCGCACATCTGTTGGAACGAACTTACCTATTGCGTTCAAAGTCTTAGCTGCGTCCTGCTTTAGCTGTTCAGCTAGTAATTCAGCAAGCGGACGCTCGTCATTCTCAAGTATTTCAAGGCTTTTGCTTAATTCTTGGCGTATTCTATGGACAATTTGTTGCCCGGAGCCACTGCCTTTCGGTCTGCCGCCTTTATTCTTAGCAACCATATTAATAACTCACAAAGTGTTGAAATAAAAAAAGGTGACAACGCACTTTAGACGCAAATCACCAGAATATTCAAATATTATTCTTATGCGGACTTTTAGTCAAGAATATTCTTTTTAATCTTGCATATTATTCTTTTAATGATTATATTATTCTTATCAGGAATATTAAAGGAGATATAAATGTTGACAGTCGAAGAAATGAAAGACAATGGAATGTTCGAGTTCTTAGATAATCTGCGTGAAAGTGGTCAAATCAATATGTTTTGTGCAAGCCCTGTAATCGCAGAAGTTTTTGGTCTTGATAAGAAATTGTCAAGAGAAGTCGTAAGCGCATGGATGAAAAACTTTGGTTAATAAAATGATGTTTAATTTATTGAAAAATTTATCACACAAATTTCGCTCAAAAAAAATGAGGGTAATGGAGATAGAAAACATCCGCTTCGGTCTTGTTCAGGATTTGGATATACCAACATATATCAGACGCCCTGACCTTGTGGCTAAGTGTAATGTAGATTTAGAAACAAATAATCAATCTCGCGGCATACCAAAATAATCACCCAAAGCATCAAGACTTAATCTTAAAACTAGGATGCCACCCTTCGGGTCGGCGTCCTTTTTCTTTGCCCAATCAGCAGC